AAACTTCATGCCCATCATATGACTCGCGTATATCGAAATGCATATGATATTCATGCATCGTCAGGTATTCTATTCAATCACGAGAGTCCACGCCGTGGTGAGACATTCGTGATTCGAAAGATTACCATGGCAGCAGCACGAATCAAGATGGGTGTTCAGAAGGAACTACATCTAGGCAACCTGAATGCCAAGCGTGATTGGGGATTCGCAGGTGACTATGTAGAAGCCATGTGGCTCATGCTTCAACAGCCCGAGGGGGATGACTATGTAATTGCCACACAGCATACACACACCGTCCGCGAGTTCCTTGATGTTGTGTTCGAAGAAGCAGGGCTTGATTGGCATAAGCATGTGGTTATTGATCCCAAGTACTTCCGTCCGAACGAAGTACCCTTCTTGCTAGGAGACCCTGCCAAGGCAAAAGAGAAACTTGGTTGGCAACCCAAGGTAGATATGAAGTTGCTTGCGCGAATGATGTACAAGAGCGATATGGCAGAGTTGACAAAGCAAATGAATGTGGGCATAACCCCATGACATTACCCGATGAACAACATCGTGCAATAATTCAGACCAAGGAATTTCTCTACTCCCTGATGGATCCAAAGAAGACTCCTAAGGTTCCTCGCACAATTAGAACTACTGCATGTCAATTGCTTAGGCATTTCCCAACAGACTATGATGCAGACATCCTACTTCGATGCCTTCATACAGAATGGCTTGGAGTAGATTCCGATTCTGCAATTCATGATCCCGTTGGGGCATTCGATCCAATTTATCAGAAGGAAGTATTCGATGGAGTCACAGGAAATGAACATCGTTGATCGTCTAACACTTGCACTAGAAATGGCTGATCATAATCCACAAAATACATCAGTCCTTATTCGAGATGCGCGAGATGAGATACACAAACTACAAGGACTTGTATATGCATATCCGAAATTTGAACCATATCTTTCAGATGGAAGAACATGGAGGGCAGAATATGAAGAACTCTATTCTACGATTGCTGCCTTTAGTGTTGAAGACTTTCTTCTGTGGAAGAATGCAATGCAGGAGTAATACACATGACACCATTTGATCAAAATAAAATAGGAGAGTTCTATGCAAGTCTTCATGCACTTGTCAATGATTATCATAGACTCGAAGAGTTTCATGAATCTGTGATGAATGGTAATCACATATCTCGCAATGGAACAGTGTACTCACAGCAATTGATAAGTGGCTCAGGGAATATGACAGCAGCAGAAGCAGAAGTGATTCGCCTTAACAAATTGATGTTTGAATTGAAGACTCAGAATTCTGTCCTTCAATCGACAGTCAATTCACTTCAAGCAAATTCACCAAAAGTTACAAAAAAGAAGTAATGCCATAATTGGCATAGGAATTTATAATGAACGACACCACAACAGGACAATGGGTTCTCCGATGGGATAAGCACCCCACAAAAACAATCACATTCATGATGCATCATCCACAGGTATTAGTATGGGGAACAGGCTTTCAGGGGCTTGATGATCCACCACCGAAGGCAGTAGTTCACAATACCTCCCAAGGAACATGGACACTCAATCTAGATAACGAGAATGCTTCCACTAGCCTAGGCATCGAATATGCAAGGGAAATTTGGAACGCACTTCTTGATCTTGGATGGACACGACAGCAATAAAATTATTATTGGTCACTCATTGATGACCGTCTGCATTGACAATTGATGTCGGATACTGTATAATTGAAGTATACAACTGAAAGGATCCCATTCGAATGAGTCACTTCTATGCTACTATCTCGAAATCTGCGCGTAGGACTACACCCACGGCGCGAGGTCATCGGTCAACGGGAATCGAAACCGTAACACAATCGTTTAATGGGCAGATTCGCACCGTTCTGTGGTACGATGCCACAACCAATCAGGATATGTACAAAGTGATACTCCAACCGCATGGAACAAATAGCCATGATGGATTGGTTCTCGCAACGGGAGCAATCAATTGTTGATGCCATTACAGGACACCCAATAAAATGAAGAGAAACCCAATATTCAATAGCACAATCAATCGACTGACTTTTGACAAGGTGAATCTGCCAACCGAGGTATGGGGAGACAAGGATGCGGCAGTATTGAAACTGCTTGATTGGCTAGAGGCTGCTCGAAAAGTTGTAATCTCTCCTTATTCAAATCCGAACTTCAGTTATGTGGGAATGATGCTGCCTGTTCTTGAGATGTATGATGGTCGCAGATACATTCGTGTTGACAAGGTGCATTCAGATAGGCGATCAGTCTATGCATTCATCGACAAGACCAATGGAGACATCCTACGGGCTGCTGGCTACAAGAAACCCGCCAAGCATGCCCGAGGTAATATCTTTGATCAATGGAACGGTACTTCGATGATTGAACCCTATGGGATCATGTACCTACAATAACTTCACAAGGAACCCTATGAACACCAAAGACTATATCAGCGTCTTATCGGTTGCAACCCTTTCTGCATTCTTTATTGTATTTGTCCTAACGGGCTGTTACTTGGCACTCTACCAATACCTGCGAGATACAGGAATTACCTTTTGGCAGGTGGTACTGCTTTATACTTCCGTTTCAACAATCCTAGGGCTTCTGAGTGCAGCGGTCAAGTTGAAAAAGAAGCACTGATTTGATCATGTTGTTGGAGGTACGGACACAGAAGCCGCTGCGGCGGCTTTCTTCTTTTCCTCTTCCAATTTCTTAAATCCATTTTTTTCTTTGATTTTGGCAACAATCTCTTTTGTCAAATCAGATTGTAGATTTGCAGCAATACCATCAGCACCAAAGATTCTTTTCTGTTCGTCTTCGGTCATGGTCTCTTTAAGAATCTCAATCATTTCCACGATTTCTCGAATCGCAATACTGTTGCGTTTGCTATTGATTGTAGACCATGCGATCATTCCAACCGCACATACAAAAGCACCTATGAGTAGGACTGCACCCACCATTGCGATCTCATCCATATATCGCTGTGATGCCGATGCAAAGCCAAGCATAAGGGCACCGAGCAGTGCAAGTGCTCCACCATACCCCTTGTTCAAGAAGAACGCTACAGCGGCTCCTGCTGCGATTAAAAGGAAGCCGATAACCCAGAACATGGTGATGTAACCATAGAGGCGTTCCATTGCGGCAACCTTTGCCCCGTCCATTGCAATTCGCAAATTGGACAACGAGGTTTCGAGTTTAGAAACCTCAGATGTAAGGTCTTTGAGAGTATCTGTTTCTTTTGATATGGCGGCAGCAGACTCAATAATATTATCTGCTTTGATGTCGATTCTGTTTGATGCGCTATTGTCATCAGCAACAATTCCCTTGGCAGTTTTCTTGATGTCAAGAGCATCTTTCTTGATGGCATCAATATTATCGTTTGTGTGATCTACGATAGAGTTAAGAGTGGTAGATGATGAGCCATTTGATGGCTCAACGGTAGGGGTGGTTGTACAGGCTGTTATGTTGATTGCAAGAAGTGTTCCTGCAATAAGATTGCATATTGATTTCATACTCTTATTTATGGGCATGCACCCCATGCAGCAAGCAGCACCCCCAAGTCCTGCCCATCTACAGTCATATCTCCTGTGATGTCTGATGATGCTGTTCCCCATGAAGATAAGAGTTTGCCCAAATCACTACCATCCACAACCCTATCACCATTAAGATCGGATACACATGGAGGGGGAGAGGCGGCAATTACGGCGGCTTCTGCATTCAGCATTCCCCATCCCGTAAGAGTATCGAAGCCAACGGTTCCCATATCTTTGCATGTGGTTTTCATAATCGTTTCCACTTGGTCTGCTGAAAGAGATGCATTTGCAGAAAGAATCAGTGCTGCTACTCCTGCTGCATATGGTGAAGAGAATGATGTGCCATCTACAGCGACATAATCACTCGCACCATACCCATCTGCTCCTGTTCTGTCGGTGGTATAGATCGACTGCCCTGGTGCAACAAAGGCAATTTTTGAGCCATATGACGAGAACGATGCTTTCTGTCCGTTTCGGCTGCTTGCACCAACTGCATTGACGCTCGATGTGCTTGCAGGAAAACCTATAGTTGTATTTCCCGAATTGCCCGAAGACGCAAAGTTTACTACTCCTGCATTTCGTGCTGCTGTGTATGCAGTTGCCATTGCGGTCGATACTGTTCCATAGTCATTGCTGTTGTTGGTAACACGAACACCGTTTGCAATACCCCAATTGATGGCATTTACTGTCCATGATGTCTGTCCTTGCCATGATCCATTACATGGAGTGATTGATACACCCACCTTTGCAGATATAACTTTGCAATTTGGAGCAACACCAACAGTTCCTATAGAATTGTTGATGATGCCCGTGACACATCCTGCAACTGCTGTTCCATGATTATCACATGAGTTGCTTGGATCCCCACCCGCAATACCATTGACTACACTTGTGGTGAAGTCACGCCCTGTCAGTTGATTAATGTCGGGATGGTTTTGTTGTATGCCTGTTTCGAAAATAAGTATCTTAATAGCCGATGATCCCTGCGTAATCGACCATGCATTCGAGGTATTCATGTCAAAATCGACAAGTCCTCCTGATGTTCCTGTATTGCGATGACCCCAACACTGAGAAAATCCTGCATCATTTGGAATTACTTCCTGTCGAGTTGCAGTGAACACTTGATCTCTTTCTATGAGTTCAATATTCGGATTTACAGAGAGAGTCGAAATTGCCTGATTCATCGAGGCAACACTGTTCATATTGATAAGAGTAAGATTTGGAATATGAGAGTAGTGCTCTGTGCTTTCAATTCCTGATATGGCTGAAAGAATTGTATCCTTGTCTGTGCCATTCTTCCACTGTACGAAGAAGGTGTCTATCGCAGTCGGCAGTGGTTGTATCTTACGAATGTCACTTGCGCCACCAAGTACGATCATGCTCATGAGAAGTGATAAGATTGCTTTCATAGTGTTCTCCCATATATTAATACGAATCTCATTTCATAGTGTTCATTAACGGTATGAAAATATTTATACCATAAACACTAGTATGACCAATACCACTCCATCCAAAAATCGTGAGTACATTACCACAATGGTCTATATGATGGGAACGGAAATCTCTCCAACAATCCTATATCATGTCACCATGAAAGAATGCAATCGTTTGCGTGATGTAGGATGGGCTGAGGTGCTCGTATCGTTTCAACATATTGGTGAAAAATTAAGTGTTCGATACACAGGTATCCCTACCGAAAAGATATAACTATGCCACGAAGACAAGCAATTACTCGTCCGAAAAGACCACAGAAGCCTACAACACCCACCAAGCCATCAGGCACACAGAAGCCAATACCACCCAAGGCTACTCAAAAGCCTATGAAACCTTGACGATGTCATATGTGTCGAATACAAAATTGACTGTTGCACTCATCACCGATGGTTCATTTTCACTGTGGCTTAGAGTAAATCCTGATATCTGAGTAGGAATCAGATTGGAAAATGTCATCATGAGTATGGGGTTCTTCTTATTGTTCAGGAAGAACAACTTACCATGGTTTACATTTCCCTTGTACTCGGGGACAATCTCCTTGAAGTCGCGATATGGAACTCCTGATCGCATCCACTTAACCATCTCCATGTAGTTGCGGAAGTTCTCATCAATGATGAATCTCAATGAGATATCAGATGATGACTTACCACCTGGAGATTTAATATCGTTTGCAGCAAACAGGTGATTGTGAACTGTAGGCGTTGATGTAAGATTCGGTGTCTGTACCGATGTGCAGAAGTATGTAACAGTAGGCACCTTCTCACATATGAATCTATAATTGGTGCTTGCAGCAAGATTTGTATTAAGAGGATTGTTTCCTAATGCACCAAAGTTTGTCAGTTCAGGAAGCCAATTCTTGACGCTAGGTGATGTCATTAAGGATCCTTTATATCATAAGAGGTAAACTGAAATGTTGCATCACATACAATGATCGGTGCATCAGCAACGGAAGAATTCATCGGAATATTTCCAAGACCCGTAATCATAAGCCCATCAAAAACAATTCGAGCAACAGGAGTTTTCTTATTGTTGAGTATTAGCAATTGCCCCGAATCGGTAATGAGATTCATCATTCTTGCCTGAGAGTTATCATTGAAGAATCCATAGTAGTTCAGAGATTTCTTAAACCAATCCGACATCTC